TCATTTGATTCTTCAGATGCAAATGGTTATGCAAGGTTTACACATAATGGTGGTTCAGCTCAAATAGGTTTATTTAGAACACTTGGAAGTGTTGGAGGTATGTACATAGGAGGGTCAGCAGATGGTTTTCGTGTATATACAGCAAATTTTGCACAGAAGCTTTTAATAGACCAATCTGGTAACGCCACTTTTGCAGGAACTATCAGTAGTGGTGCGATAAATAGTTCAGGCATTTCTTTATTTGGTAAAACTGTTGCAGACAATACAACAAACGGAATAAGAATAGATGGCACTAATAATTTTGTTTCCATTGTTAGAGATGGTGATTTGCCTTTATTACTTAATAGAAAAACTAGCGATGGTACTTTATTAGAACTAAGAAAAGATAATGCGGTTGGCGGAGTTATAGGAATACAAGAACCAGAAGATAGTGCTAATGAGTTGTATATAGCCAATGGCACTACCACTGGTAAAGTCGGTTTAGCTTTTTGGGATTACATAAATACCGCAAGAATAGCACCCTGTAGTGGTACTGGAGCGTATAGAGATAACGCTATAGACCTTGGTTACTCAGGTGCAAGATTTGATGACATCTATGCAACCAATGGCACTATTCAAACTTCTGATGAAAACGAAAAACAAGATATACAAGCATTAACAGATGCAGAGCAAAGGGTTGCTACAGCATGTAAAGGTTTGATTAGAAGATTCAGATGGCAAGATGCAGTAGAAGAAAAAGGCGATGATGCTAGATTACACTTCGGAGTTATAGCTCAAGACTTACAAGATGCATTTACAGCAGAAGGCCTTGATGCAGGTGACTATGGTATGTTTATATCACAGACCTGGGAAGATGATGACGGAGTAGAGCAAACTAGGCTCGGAGTAAGGTATAATGAACTCCTAGCTTTCATAATAACAACTTTATAGGAGAACAAGATGGCAAATACATACGAATGGGACTGTAAAACAGTAGACGTGTACCCAGAATACGAGGATCATACAGACACAGTTTATAACGTCCATTGGAGACTTAACGCAACAAGTAGTGAAACACACGAAGTAGATGGTCAAGAAGTACCATACACCGCTAGTGTTTATGGTACTCAATCACTATCATTAGAAGATGTCGGTACAGACTTTTTACCTTTTGAGGATTTAACCAATGAAATAGTTACTGGTTGGGTTGAGGGTAATATGGGTGAAGAGGAAGTAGCTAATTTAAAAACTTCTTTAGACTCTAAGATTACTGAAGAGATAACACCTACTACTGAAACAAAAACTATAGGCGAGTAGATGGAAACACTTTTTCAAGTTGTTATCATAATTGGGATAATATACTTTATAATAAATAAAAAGAAACCAGAATGGATAGATACAATACTATCCAAATTTAAGAAGTAAACATTATGGCAGATACCTATACCACCAATTTAAACCTTAGAAAACCACAAGTAGGAGGCGCTACTAACGAATGGGGTGGCAGATTAAATAATGATTTAGATATCATTGACGGTATTTTTGCTGCTAATGGCTCGGGTACTAGTGTAGGTCTTAATGTTGGTAATAATAAAACCTTAACAGTAACAGGCACATTAACCTCTACTGGTACAGCGTCTTTTACAACTATTGATGTAAATGGCGGTGCAATTGATGGATCTCCAATCGGTGCAAATTCAGCATCAACTGGTGCATTTACTACTTTATCAACAACTGGTTTAGCTACTTTAAATAGTGCAACAATAACTGGAACATCTACACTAACCACAGTAGATATAAACGGTGGCGCTATTGATGATACTGCTATCGGTGCTACTACAGCCTCAACTGTTGCAGCAACTACAATAACAGGAACTACTGTTACAGCTAGTGGTAATGTAAATACTACTGGTGGAGAGCTACAAATCAATGGTACTAACGTACTAGAAAAAGTATATCCAGTTGGATCTATCTATATCAATGCAACTAGTGCAACCAATCCAGGTACATTACTTGGTTTTGGCACATGGGTAGCTTTCGGAGCTGGTAAGGTTGTAGTTGGTTTAGATTCTACTGATACAGACTTTGACACAGTAGGAGAGACTGGCGGTGCAAAAACACACACATTAACAACTAGCGAAATTCCATCACATACACATGCTTTAGATGCTAGTGATAATCCAGGTGGATCTGGAGCGATTGAGGTTGCTGGTGGTTCACCAACATCAACACAGTCAACACAAGCCACAGGTGGCGGAAGCGCGCATAACAACTTACAACCATACATAGTTGCTTATATGTGGAAACGTACAGTATAGGAGCTGACAATGGCCCTATACCCAATCACACCACCCGCAGGAATAGTAAAAAACGGTACTGATTACGCCAACAAAGGACGTTGGGTAGATGGTGATTTAGTACGTTTTGAAAACGGTTATCTGAAACCTATTGGCGGTTGGACAAACTTTGAAAATACTACCCTAGCAGGCACGCCGATAGCCATGTATTCTTATAGAACTAATGACGGAGACAAGGTTCTGGTTGTTGGTACAAGAACAAAAGTTTATGTATTTTATGATGATGCTTGGATAGATATCACACCATCGGGTTTTGTTGGCGATTCTGTCAATACTTCAAATGGCTATGGTACATACGATTATGACGAAGAGAATTATGGAGTTGCAAGATCAGCGTCTACGCTTGCGTTAAAAACAGATCATTTCTCATTTGATAACTGGGGAGAGCATTTAGTATTTTGCTGTTCTAGTGACGGTAAAATATATCAATGGCGACCAGATGCAGGATCAGGATCTCCAGATACTATAGCTACACAAATAACAAACTCACCAATAGGATGCCAGGCTATTATAGTAACCAATGAAAGACACTTGGTAGCCATTGGTTCATACAGCGATCCTAGGAAAATATCCTGGAGCGATAGAGAAGACAATACCAACTGGACCGCAACAGCAAGAAACACAGCTGGAGACTTGCAAATACCTACTGGTGGTAGAGCCTTGTATGCAGTTAAGTGGCAGAACAGCGTTATTATATTTACCGATATTGGTATTAATAAAATGTATTATGCTGGTTCTCCATTTGTATATGGAATACAAGACGCTGGAGTTAACTGCAAGGCTATCTGTCCTAGAGGCATAGTTGCTTCTGGTGACTTCATATCATGGATTGGCGAGAACTCATTTTTCACATACTCAGGTACTGTAAAAGAACTAAAATCAAATGTGCATGATTTCATTTTTGATAACATACAATCTGGTACACAAGAAAATACTTTTGGTACACATAACGTAGACTTTAATGAGATATGGTGGTTTTTCCCAGTTGGGGATGACTACCAACCAACACCAAATAAATATGTTATCTGGAACTACTTAGATAATGTATGGTCCATAGGATCTATGGATAGAACATGCTGGATTGACCAGGGAGTGTTTGCTAATCCAATAGCATGCGACTCAAACGGTAATGTATACGAGCATGATAAAAGACCATTGTTTGACTCACCAGGCATAGGCAACCAAGTGCCATTTTGTACTAGCGCACCTATAGAGATAGGCAACGGTGACAGAGTTATACAGGTAAATCAAATTATTCCAGACGAAGAGTCTGCAAACTTGCCAGGTATAACTATAGGATTTACTGGTGGCTTTACACCTTTAGGATCTCAAACAGATTTCGGTAACTTTACCTTCCAAACAGACGGATATACTGATGCAAGGTTTAGCGCAAGACAGGTACAAATGAAAATTACAGGATCTTTAACAGAAGACTTCCAGGTTGGAGTTATAAGAGTTGATGGTAAACCAAGAGGTAGAAGATGATATCACCAGAAAGTAAAGCCCAATATATACAAAGAGTAACTAATTCTAAACTGACTGTATCTGGAACAACGTCTTTAGAAACAATATATACAGCACCGACTGGTACGGATTTTGATTTTGCCATTGTAGAGTCTATTTTAGTATGTGACCACGGCAACCAACAAACAAACATAGATATATCAATAACTACTGGTGCATCTAACTTTTACATTTTTAAACAACACAATATAACAGCACACGCAACTGACGAATTATTACAAAATGATTTAGTTTTAACGGCTGGACAGGTCCTAAAAATACAAGTAAGCCATGCAAACATTAATGTCATTGCAAGCCTGGTAGAGTATGCAAAAGGCGATTAATGAAAGCTGGCAAGAGGAATGGATAAGAACCAAACCTCTTATAGCAAAAGCGGTTAAACATCAAGATGCCTATACAATTGATGACATAGAAGATAAAAT